GATGTTCGACTGGACAAGCTGTTCAGTGCTATTCCAAACGCCCATGATCGAGCTCCTTAGAGGTCAGCGCCGTATATCTCGGGGAGATCACCACCAAGTTCCGGGCACGCGAACTTGTCCGCCGCGATGTGAAGGAACTCCGCGATTTCGCGCCGGGTCCAATTCTTCGTGAGGTCGATACGGATTTCGATGTCGGTGGAACCCGAAGAACTAGCGCTGGTCGTCAAGTCCTTGGGGATCAGACCGAGCGAGGTTCCGCGATTGGCGCCGTAATATGCTGAAGCCATAGTCAACTCCTTATTTGAGGCCGAATGAACTGCGGAATTGGTCAACGATCTTAGCGAAGGCCACTTGCAACTCATAGACGGAAGTGATGACCGCCAAATTGACATCGACCAGAACGGGGGCCGTAATAGCTGCGGCCGTGACGAGGGTCTGAACTGCCGCGATCTGGGTGGTCACAGTCGCGTTGGCCTCCGAGGCCGAAGTGCGCGCAGTGCCCACTGCCGTGACAGCCGTAGTCATCGCCGTATACGCGGTGTTCAAATCGACCACCACCGGGTTGCCACTGAGCTGGACCGAAACGCGAGCCATCGGATCATCCTTAAATTGGTCCCCGGAGCCTTGGGCTCCGGGGTCGTTCTAACATCACCGATGTTAGTAGTGCAGACCGATGTTACTCGGCGTAGGTGAGCTGCGCGAAGATGTTCGCGCCATGCTGCGTCGTCGCAGCCGTGATCACCTTGCAGTAGAGATCGAAGTACCCGGCCGCAGCCCACGGAACGCCAGTCGAAGACTGGAAGCCCAGAAGGTTGATCAGCGGAGTTTCCATTGCCGTGAGCACAGTCGGGGCGCCCGAAACAGTCGGGGTGCCGTAGTTGGTAAGGCCGGCGAAGGCTTTGGTCGAGGGCGATTGGTTTGTGAGCAAATCCTCGATCAGGATGGCTGCCTGCGCGGTTGGCTGCGCGATCAGCGTGCCAAACACGTCATTGAAGCCAGTGGAGGTGGGCACCGTAACCGTAGTGCCGAGGCCCGAGGCATTCGGAACGAGACCGCGGACGCCCGTCGGGGTGCCGTCAATCGTGCTGTCCGAGAACATCACGCCAAACGACAAAATCTGAACTGCCGTGGTCACGGTATTGTCGATGATGCCATCGGTCCAGATGCGAAGCTTCTTGACCTTGGCGGTCGACGGGAAGCGCAGCAACTTGAACCAGGAGCCGGCATCCATGTTCGTGCTTGGAAACGCGAACATATCTTCGATCATCTTGACGCGCGCCGGGGCGCCTTCGCCCGCGGAGAGGGTCGGGACACCGGCATAGCCGGTAGCGGGGGCAACGTCGAGAACCGTAAGGTTCACCGCTTTGCCTGTAATTGTCGCACTCATTGGGTAGTCCTTTCAGTACGTTCTGGCTTTCGCCATCGACGACCTTGGGGGTTCCCAGGGCCGATAGGGTTCCCCCTACTGAGGGGGAAGTAGGCCGGCCCAGGAAAGTTCCCTGGGCCGGTAAGATTTCACCCTTACGGGTTGATGTCGGCGCCGGTCGTGTCGGCGCAGTTGACTTGGAACACCTTGCCGAGCTGGGTACGGGTCGCACCGTACATCGCCTGGGTGTAGAGCTGCCAGGGCTCGCTCGACAGATCGAGGCGCTGGGAGACGTTGTTCATCAGGTCGCGCCAGATGCCGAGATAGACACCGGACTTGACGAAGGAGACGCAACCGCGGGTCGTACCGACAGTGCTCTGAGGAACTCGTTCCATAACCACGATGTCGAAGCCGAGGAACCGCTTGAGGCTGCCGTCCTTGAGGACCGGCGCATCATTGTAGTCGCGGCTGACGATCTGCTGCTGCGAGAGCAGGTTGGCTTCTTGCTGCGAACCGATGATCAGCACGGCGCCCTCTTGATCGAGGTCAACGTGGAACTTGCGATACGCGCGCTTCAGCTCGATCAGCTTCGCCACCGTCAGACCAGTCGCGGCAGAGGCGCCGAAACTGTCCTGGATGATGTAGCCCATCGCAGTGTCAGTCGTGTAGTTAGTGGTGCTCGTCCCGAAAGCTTCCGAGCCGAGGTTGCCGGCATCGACGCCGGTAATCGAGGCCGCAGTCGCCGCAGTCAGGATGCTGTCGTCATAGGCGCGGCCGATCGCATTGGCGGCATTCTGAGTGTAGCCAGACTTCGGATCAACGATGGTCTGGAGCTGGTCGAAACCGTCCAAGAGCTGGTTCACGTCGAGTTCTGACGGGAACACCCAGCGTCGGACGAAGGTCGCCTGCGTGTTGTCCTTGGGAGCGAAACGCCCAGCGGGGGCCTTCGCGGTGATGGGCGCAATTTGCTGGATGGGCGAAGCCATCTTGCCAACGTGCGCGCCGGTATCGACGAAGCCGCGGAGCTTCGAACCCTTTTGCTGCAAGAGCAATTCGAGGTTCGTGCTGTACTGCGCGGTGTAGAGAGGGACTAGCCCTGCGTCATAGCTTGCCATTTGAGGCTCCTGTTAGAATAAGACCACGAGAATTACGATGTGGCCTTATCCAAAACAGGGGGCCGATCAAACCAGTCCGCCGCCATAGGGTTCTGACGGACTTTTTTTCCGAAGGCACTATAGGCCAAGACGACCTATTATGTCAAGAGATGCGCGAGCGCGTATAAAACTGAGTTATGCGCGCTCGCGTATATTACTTGCCAGCCGCCAAGAGGACGGTCTGAACCGCCAGCATCTCGCGGAGTTCGGTTTTGCCACCAGCCTGGTAGCGAGCAGTCCAGGCACTGTCGGAAAGCAGTTCCGCCTTACGTGCGGAAGCCTGTTCGCCAGACATCAAACCAGTACCACCGGGGGCGGTGTTACGAACGAAAGTGTCCTCCCCCATCTTGGAGCCGATGTTGAGAAACATCGCCATGACCTTGGCATAACCCATGCCGTCCATCTTTTCGAGGGCATCGACTTGTTCCTTGGAGACACCAAGGGCCTCAGCCGTCCGGCGAATAGTGAACAGGTTTGCCGCTTCATTGGCTCCCCAGTCCTTCTTCAAGGCATCGCGTTCGGTGTTAATAGCCGCAGTATTGTCCGCCAGTGTGGCAGCCGCCGCCTTCGCCGCATTCGCGACTACATTCTGCGCCAGGACGAGAGCCGCATTCTGGTTCAGATGCAACGCTGCCGCTTGCGCGCGCACGAAGTCACCTTGAGCTGGGTCAGCAAAAGTCACCTTGGAGAAGTCATAAGCCTTGGCGTCCGAGGGGGCACCGAGGCGTTCGTAGAAAGATTTCCAGCCCGCTTCATCATTGGGCTCTGGGATGCGCGCCACCTTCTCGGGCGGATGCCCGATCAGCTTGGCGGCAGCCTGGTGCGATTGCACCGCAGCCAGGGCAGCTTCAGTCGGGGTCTTCGTATCCCAACCGTGAGATTGTAAATGGCCAATGAGGGAGGCTTCAGCCCCGTCATACCATTTTGCAGCAGGAGCAGCCGTTGTCGCCGCAGCAGTTGTCGCTGCTGGGGCAGCGGCCGTTGTGGTTGTGTCAACATTACTCATCGTCTTCATCGTCCTTTGGCGCTGTGGATGGTTGGAAACCCGACCCGTTATACAGCGCGAATAACTGGTTGTCGGTTAGATTGACGTGTTGCTGGATGCGGCGGATCATGTCCTGACGGCCGATAAGCCGCCATGTTTGGAATTGATCAGGGTCGGCCGGGCCCTGAGCGTAGCGCGAGAACTTCAGGAGATCGCCGTACATCATTTGGCCGGCCGGCGAAGTGATCGCCAGCTTGTAGGCGGTGGACCGATCACGAAGAAAGACCATCGTGTTGTCGATGACCTTCTGCACCGTTAAGCGTGCCATTTACATTCCTCCAGGTTGTGGTCCTTGCTGTGGTTGCGGGCCACCCATGCCACCTTGGCCAGGGGCTACGCCGGGTTCGTTCTTGTGAACAACGGCCTGTGCTTTGATCATCGCGGCCTGCGCCGGCAGCGCTTGGATTTGCTGCTGCGCCTGCTGCGCCTTGGCGCGGTTCTGGCGCTTGGCCATGATCTCTTGTGCCGTGGCCATCCAGCTTTCCGGCACAGCCTGGATTTCCGCAATGGCTGGAATGGCTTTGTCGAAATTGAATGGATCAAGAAGGCTCGGGTCACCAGTGATATTCACCAGTTCTTTAACACTTTCCACCGTGCGTATAAAGCCCGAGGCTTCTTGTGCCTTCATGGCCCGAGAAATTGGGGACGTGTACTCGACTTCGTATTCGGCCTTCGCCTCGATCAACTCTTGCGGAGGCGGCGGCAGCAGGCGAAGCTGAACCATCAGGTCCAACTCGCGCTCGATCAGTGGGCCGAGGTATTCGGATTGCTGGCGGCCAATCGTGGGCGCCAGGAGGATGCCCTTTTCATTGGTGCGCTCGATCACTTCGGTCGCCGTCATCTGCGGCGTCTCGGTCATGATCTGGAACAGCAGCACAAGGAAGGCGTCCTTGATGATGGCCACTTCCATGTCCATCATTTTTTCGGTGATCTGAATTTGTCCTGAAGGAAGAATGCCGACGAGGGGTTTGCCGTCAGGCGACATGCCCCCCTTGTTCATTGCTCCAGGTCGGAGCGATAGATCGAACAATCCATCGTCGGCTGTTAGTAGTACAGGATCACTCGCTCGGTGGCCTTGTTTGAGGAACACCCGCTTCTCTGCATTGAGGGTCTTGAGCGAGGGCAGAACTTGCATCGCAGGAGAACGACCGTACACTTCCCCAGGGGCCTGCGTGTACCGAGTGATCGGAAGTGGGAACGTGCGGTAGCCGCCTTCACTCAACAGCGTGTGGCTGGTGAGGCAGATGTAATACGAAGCATAGGGCATCTTCTTCGCGGCCAGGCTCTTGGGGTCCCAGTCGTACCGAGGAACGACGCGATGAATGAAATCAAACTTGGTCTGGCTGCGCTGATCGAGCGCGGCCTGGAGCTGCGGCGGGAAACTTTCCGGGAATTGTTTCTTGGCCTGGTCAGCCGTCAACCGGAACCACCGGACAAAGCCATCGACTCTCCCCTGGTGATTTTCGCGTATATATAGTTCCCCAAGTGGGATGGCTTTGTACCTTAATCCCCGCTTGCCTTCCAGTGAATGCAATTTGTCCACAAACATGCCACTCGTGCCATAGGCGCCGAGGCCCTGGAAGATCATCTGATTTTGAGAAGCGAAGTTCGCCGTATCGGTATACCGGGCTTTGAACATCGCGTGTTGTGCTTGCTCTGTCCATAGGCGCACCTTTCGGTTCTTCATGAGCTGCTTGGGGAAACTGAGCCCATGCCAAAACATATTGCGCGGCGTCAGCAGACTGTCGCAGATGGCAGAGAATTTGTCGAGTGCGAGCTGACCATTGCTGTCAACCTGGCGGTCGGTTTTCTTCATGCCAGGCCAATTGGCTGTGCCGAAGAAGAACGTATTGCGGTGGGCAGGGATCAGGAGGGCAGCGATTTCTTCGCACTGCTCGGCAGTGGCGGAACGCCAGGACTGCATTTCTGCGAACTCACGCAGACTGTCAATCACGATGTCTTGCGCGCGGCCGTTCTGCATCATCGCGGTTGCAGTGATCTCTTTGAGTTCGTCGGCCATATTACTGTTCCGGTGAGGGCGAAGCGTTACCCAGCAACATCATCATGCCAGACGAACTAAGAGCGTCCGGCTTGATGCCCTTTTTCTTGCGTTCAGCTTCCTGCTGATCAAGCTGGGATTGCACCCGGTCACCAAGTCCCATGTCCATGCCGGACATACCGGAGAGGCCCACGTTCTTGGAGTTCATCATTTACTTGAGACCCATCGAGCCAGAAACAGTTTCGGGGGCGATGGAGCCCGCGGCGCCGGGGGCGGCCTTCTCGGTGCCCGTCTTGTACGCAGAGATCGCGGCCGTGTGGGCTTTGTAGAACGCATCGAGATGCGCTTGCAATTCGGGTGGATTGCCGGGGGACTGTTCAGCCATAGGGATGTGCTCCGCGCAAGAATGTTGCGTTTCGAGCACTATAGGCTAATTTTATTGCGCGGTCAATGCCGGGGCCGGCGCCGAGCCTTGTGGTGTGGAGGGCGCAAGCACCTCCTCCCGAACGCAATCTGCGCGGGCGTAGCCGCAGCTACATAGGAGGCCAACAGATCGGGGGACATATTCTTCACTGCCCAGCGCACCTGCGAGCATGTGAGTGCGCTTGCACTTCCGGCGAAGCCAATCAAAAAAGCCAGGGCCAGAATACATTTTACTTGTACTGCGGGCACTTGAGTTTTCTCCCGATCTCATTGCGCTGGTGAATATCGAGAGCCAGTAGGTAAGCAGCGTAGCGTTGCGACATTTTGTTGCGCGTGTTGTAGGAGATTGGGCCAACCAGGGCGGCGCAGATTGGTGCGATGCTGCTCGGAGGCAGGTCCTTCACATCACAGCCTGATAAGGCAAACCCTATAATCAGGGCACAACCTGATAAGATAAAGCTTCTCATTTCAGTTTCCCTTCCGGTCCCATCGATCCCGCGGAGCCTTATGGCTCGCGGCCGGCTTCGGGGTCGTCTGCGTAACAATCTTCTCCACCGCCTTGTCCAGTACCGCCTGTTTGGCCTGCCACTGCAAGTTGGTGTCGTGCTGAATGTGGGCTCCCCACAGGAGCATCGCTATGAGAAGCGCTGCCGCCCATAACAGGTCCGCGCGGAACTTCGTGAGGAAAGGTCCGACCACCGGGATAAACTGGGACAAAAAGGCCAGGGCAATCAGGCCCCCAGCGAGTACCGAGAGAGCACTGTAATCGGCAACCAGATGGCCGATCCCAGCGACGGCAAGTTTGAGGGCTATCATTCAATTCTCCATTAGGCAATAGGTTCGCTCCGCACGGCGCCTGTTCTCCAACCCCTGAAGCACCCGATGGTTCGCCACATCGTACTTCATAAAATCGTTGCAGGCCATGACCGTCATGCCGTCATTCATGTCCCGCTTGATGCTCGATTTCTTCAGTGTACCCTCCCCTTCGTTGTATGTAAAGGACAAAACCGCCGAATAGCGGTGGGGAGGCATGGCCACCTTGATCTGTCGGTCGACCATTCGCAGGTAGCGGGGGAGTTCGCCGCGCAACAATCTGGCGCACTCGGCGTCAGAAAAGACCTCACCAACCCGTACATCAGGGTTGTCATAGTTCGTAAGGCCGTTGCAATACGTGATAACCCCTGACGGGTCAATGGCTTGGTGGCGGGCAACATGGTCGATGCCTTCCCATAACCCAAGAAAAGGGATCGTGATGGCGAGGACGGCGGCGACTGGGCCGGAACTTCTAGGGGCTGGGGTGTCCATACATTTCCTCCAGTGAGACCCGCATCCCCTCTTGCCATAACGCTACCCAGAAAATGTAGAGCTGGATCATGAGCACTTCTCGGCGGCGTAGCCTTTCACGAAAGCTTGAACGTCTGATAGCGGAACTGATAGCGCTATGCCAGGGGAACCGCGAACCACCACGCCAATAATTTCACCACGATCATTATAAAGAGCGCCACCTGAGCTGCCGCCGCTAATCGAGGTGGTTGTTTGGGTGAAACCATTGTCGCTGTCGATCCCGATCATTCGGTAGTTACGCTGGGTGCTGGCGACGATCCCTTCCGAGACCGAGGCATACAAGAACACCAATGGGTTGCCGACCGCATAGGCCTTATCGCCGCGTACCGGCTGTGCGCAGGCTATTGGAGCGTCCTGCGTGTTGGGGAGTTTCGAGACGACTTGGACCAAGGCCAGGTCGGTGGCCGCATCACTCTTGATGACCTTGACCACATAGATAGCGCGGGCGATTTCGTCCGGGCCGTTGAAGATCAATTGAGTGACAGTGCCCGGCACCGCAACCCGAACCTTCTCGGTAGTGACCTTGCCATTGGCGTCGTAGGTGTCGCGGTCAACGATGGTGTACTGATCCGCCACACAATGGTTGGCCGTCAGCAGATAGCCCTTGTCTTTGTTGACCAAGGTAGCGGAACAATTGGCGTTACTGAGGAAGTTGGTCTGGTCGATCTGCCGGTTCATCGGCTTCTGTTCCCACGCATGTGCGTAGTGAACCCAGCCGAGCACTATCCCAGCGACTGCGAAAGCGGTTTTGAGCATGGCACCACCCCCTCTCAGGAAACTTTCTTACTTGCCTTCAATCTTGTGGACGAGCGCCGCGACCCCGGCTTCAAACGACTGAAGAACCGAAGGAGCAGGAGCAGCAGGAGCAGCCACAGGCGCAGTGACAGCAGCCACAGGTGCAGCGACAGGCGCAGCGGCTTGGGCAGCCTTCGCCGCGGCCGCAGTGTGCGCGGCAATATTGGCAGCGCGCTCTTTGGCGTAGTTCGGGTCGTTGCGCGGATCGGACGGATCATTTGGCATCAGCTTCTCCTCAGGGCTTGTCCGAAATTTGTACACAAATTTCTGACACGAATTTCTTCCAGGTCTGGGGCCGCGTATATTCCCAGCGTTTACGGGCCCTCTCCTAGACTGGAGGTACAGGGAGAACCTGGACTGACATTAAGGGGTTAATCGAGATCAAAGTCAATGTCGCGGGCCATCGTCTGCCGATTGCGGCTAAACTTTGAACCGAGCTGCGCGGGCGCCGCGAAGCGCCGCATCATAATTCCGATGCGCGTAGCCGACATCAAATCGTCGTTGACCTTTTCAATTGCGCCGTTCTTGTCGCGATGCAGATTGCGAAACTCTTCGAACCAGTCGGACAAGTGCGCCGCTACTTTCAGGCGGCCGGTGGTGATGCGCCCATCCATCTCGGCGTAGCCGGCCTCGGTCGAGTAGCCGCCATCGGGGAACGTCGCATGGTTCGCCAGCATCTGCAAACCCTGTGCGCGATAGATGGATGACAGTGGCTGCCCGCTGCCGTGTTCGCGCGCGGTGCCGTCTTGAGGCCAGGCGACTTTCACCGCTGCAGCGTATGTCTTCATGGCTGCCGCGTGATGGATTGGCTGCTGATCCTTGACCCGGATGCAGTGCAGGATGTGGACCACATCGTTGTCGCGGTCCCAGGCGTACAAGACGGCCGCGAACGGATGCGCGATCCCGAAGTCGATGCCCCATAGCTTGACCCACGCTGGCGGGATGTAGTCGAGATAGGGCTCTTTCAGGGTGTTTTCGTCGTACGGGAAGACGCGGCCAAAGCCGGCCATCGGGATGCCGAGGCGCCGCGTCTCGCGTTCATGCGCCGGCCAGGAGGCAACCAGTGCTCGCTTCTGTTCGGCCGTGTAATGCTCGGCATCATCCAGGATCATCTGCACCATCGCGCGATCCGGTGACACCTCTTTGGTGAACTGGTCGACCAAGGTGTTCAGGAGTGGCGTGGCCGTGACAAGCATAATGCCTTCGCCAGCAAGGCGCGTGAGGAACTCAGGGTATATGTCCGCTTGGGTTTGCGTGGGCATTTCGTCGCACCACCCGAAGTCGAGGGCTGTTCCCTGAAATTTGTCTCTACCTTGCTCATAGCTCTTGAAACTAAACGACGAGATGCCATCTTTCACTCCATCTGTAAAATGTTGTACACGCAATGTATCGAACGCATTGGAGACGCCTCGGGCCAGGGTGTAGCCCAGCAAGAACTCTTTCGGGATCATTCCGGTTCCATGTAGGGAGGTAATGCCGGCTTCACCACAAAGCTTCTCCTGCATGACTTCTCGAACACTGAGAGACGTGATGCCGGCTCCCCATCCTTTGGTAGGATGATCGAAGCGTTTACCGTTCCACCAGTCGGGATACAGACCCGTAAGGTGGCAAGCCACTTCAAAGCCTCCAGTTTCGGTTTTCCCGACACGGTTACCTGCCATGAAGAGACGCTCACGTTTTGTTGCTCCTAGATCGAGGAAGAGTTTCTGCTTCGGGTACGGGTGGAAGTACGACAGCTTGTTGAACCGCCGATGGTCCTCCATCGCGTCGAGCAACGCAAGGGTGTCCTTCAGCTCCTGCGGAGTGGGTTCAGACGACATGCGCCAGGTCCCAGCATATCCCGAGCAGCAGCAAAAGCCAAAGCGTGGCAGCGAACAGGAATGATTTCATTTCCACTCCGTAGGTGGACATGGGAGTTCTGGCGGCGCCAGCGCTTTCAAATGGGTCGCGTGCGGTAGAAGGTCGCCCAGCACTACAATCAAATTCATGATGGCCTTACTGTTGAGAGCCACGCAACCGGAGTTGCCAGCCATCAGAACCCCGGCGACCTCGCTCGGCCGCTGCGGACTGCGAACGGTGAGGGTTACCTCATCATCTTCCCGATGCACCAGGAGGAAGGCCGGGTACTTCTTATTAGGTTCGTTCAACTCATAGAGAAGATGTTTCATCAGCTTTCCCCCATCAGGGCATCGAGTTCGGGATCGACCTCGGTGTACTCTGCGGGGATTGCGGCCGTCTTGTCAACTTCCAGCATCAACCGGATTGGCTCCGGGACCGAATTGATAAAGTCGGGATTGGCTTTGAGCCGGGCGCGGATCATTTCGAGCATCACCGTATTCTTGCCGACATCCTGGGTGACCGTGACGGAGTGCTCGGTCTTCGAATGCAGCCCAGTCCGGTTCAGGATCATCTCGGCCGCGGCGCGCCGGTCCCGCGGGGAACACTTCGGGTCGGACATCTGCTCCAGGACCACGTTGACCGCCTCGATCGCGGAGCCCCCGAGCCGTTTCGCCGCCTCCTCCAGGATCGCCGCCTGGACGTAGGGGGTGTGGGCGACCCGGAACCCGGTCACCGAGAGCTGGTGAGCATCACCTGAGTAGCCCGCCATTCCAGCGGCGCGGGTATGCTGGCCGCCGCCGATGATCAGACAGGCCAGGACAAAGCGCCTTTGGAGCGCGGTGCACCTCCGCATGGCCGGCCCGAGGCTTTCGTCGTCAATGTCTGGAACGGTCAGGTCTGTGCCCATGAGAGGACACTAGCCTGAGAGTTCCCCGAAGTCAAGCGAATTCCCCTGCAGCATCAACACTAGCTCGGATTGGGCCGCCGCGCAATAAAATTACGCCGCGGAGACCGTCGGCGTCGCCCATTCGTATAAATTCTGCGCGAAAAATAGGAGGGGGAGCGAATAACGCGGGCGATGCGTAAGGCAGGGGTCGGCTGGCCTACGCCCCCGGTCTATTTGTCTTGATATATCAATAGGTTGCGAGTGATATTGTAATAATATATCTCATGTGACGACATATAATTGCGCGACACTATGTTGCGTGCTGTGGCTCTTGCACGAATACAGCTTGTGGTTGCTTGTGAGCTATAGAGCGCCATGCTATGCCTCGATCTGGCAATGATGCCAATAGGAGAGGACACCATGAAACGCAAGCCAATGCCTAAAGCCCAAGCGGCAACTAACCTAGCCACCGCAAAGGAAGCATATGCCGATATTCAGCTACAAGTGCAACCTGTCATTAATCCCCATGGAATAGCCCTAGTGCAAGCTTTCTATGACTATGCCGATAGCATTGCAACCTGATATATCGGCTAATGCCTTGATATGATTATATAAAATGTGCGTGTGGGACTAGCAACCTGCACGCACATTCATTTTTCATTAACTATATTTAATGTGGCGTGGCAAGCCTATGATATATCACGCTAATCCCCTCTTAGGCCAGACGAAATAGTACTTTTGGGCTTGACTTTGCATCTTTGTGACCTTATGTTCCCGTGGAACGGGACATAAGTCATCAAAGACACTGATGCCGCTTTTAGACCGCAAGTGAATTTTAACCCTATTTCATGCTTCCCCTTGCCACCGCGATTGATTGCGAGTATGTCCACGCCATCGGCACTCATGCCGATAGGAGACCACGCCATGCGGACCACCCAACTCATTCTTGCAGCCATTGCCGCTGCATTCATTCTGATAGCCTGCCAAACGCGATACACAGTGCAGACTATCGACGGAATAGGGGCAATGCGCCTAGATCGGTGGACAGGTGCAGCCGTCTATGTCACAGCAGTTGAGCGTGACGGCAATGGCCGATAATCACCTGTTAACCCTTTGCATGATTTCTGCTTGGCAACGGCTGGCATATGATGTAGCCCATGCCAAGGCGGCAGCAACCCAAGGAGACCAGACCAATGACCACATATACCCTGCACCGATGCTATTTCAACGGCCAGCGGATCATTCTTGACACTGGCTTAACACTGGAAGAGGCCCAAGAATGGTGCAATGATCCCGAGACATCCTCGCGGACTTGCGAAGGCAAGGAGGCCAAGGAACGGTCAATCGCGCGAGGCCCTTGGTTCGATAGCTACGATCCCGCTTAACAGGAGACTATCCTCGCCTGAACCCTGGCGTGAAACCAGGAACGTTATGGACTATGGAACGGAAAGCGGCGGACCCAAGACGGGGCCGGGTGCGAGTTGCCACCCCTACACCGTAAAGTGCGATGTAGCGGCGGCAATTCAGCCGATAGGAGACTAGAAAATGTCAAAGTCCTTTCATCAAGTGTTCACGGCGGACCATGGCTTCACTAGCCACAGGGAACGCCATTTTGCCAATGCGGCGGAGTGGCAAAGACGGCTGGACAAGCTTGATCCTCGCAAGGCGGCGAAGAGCCACATGCAAGCTTTGCGGGACATCATCGCCTATGAGAACAGAATGGCGTACATCGCAATCGGGTAATTGCAGTTCAAGCGGATGATGGCAGTCCGCTTGGCCGGCAATTCTGCCGATAGGAGACCACGCTATGATCGTACCCGGGAGAATTCCATGATCGAAACTTTCCTGCAATTCGTCGGCATGCTGGCCGTGCTGTGCGCTTTCATCCATGCCTATCCGGTTGCGTCCCACGCATACCTCCCGTTGTACCTATGCAATCTATCCGGTTGTCTCCCACAACCATCCATGCCATATTAGCGGGGTCGGCGGATGGTCCACCGAATAGGAGAGGCAAATGAAAAGTTACAATTTCGTCCGCCAACTTGGGGATGGATCGACTTACCGCTTGGGCACTGCCTGCCAATATGCTGACGGCTGGCGCTTCATTTCTAATGTGTCCTCGCATAAAAGCAGCCGAAAGTTCCATCCGACGATGGAACGGTGCCTGCCGCGCTGGCTCGGCTATCCTGATCGCTGTGAGAGCTATGCTGTCGCGTCGCCCGGTATCAATGCGCAGGTTGAGGCTCGGCACGATCAGTTCATGGCGAAGGTGAGGACTTAGATCATGGCACCCTTCGGCGGACAATCTCCCAATTTTCCCCGCTACATCGGCGGGGGAAACCTTTGGGAAGAGCCTATTCGTGAGCCGTTGAAATGGTGGCAATGGCTCATTCAAGCCGTCACTTTTGATCTTGTTTGTTGGTGGTAAGTCATGATGGCCCCCGCAATAGCTGACGTTTTCAAATGGGAACACCTGCCGTTCCCCAAGTCGCTGCCGCAGTTTCAAAAGCTGTTTCCGACAAACGACGCCTGCGCCCGCTATCTTGAGGGCGCACGTTGGCCGCGCGGCTTTGAGTGCCCGCATTGCGGCAAGAAGGGTGAGCCGTTCCGCTTTGAGGCACGTCCCGGTGTGCTGCGCTGCCGGGCCTGCCGCCGTGACACGTCGCTGACGGCTGATACGGTCATGGAGCGCACCCATTCTGACCTGACGACATGGTTTTGGGCGGCCTATCTCGTTTCCAGTTTCACACCCGGCCTGTCTGCCGTTCAATTCCAGCGCCAGCTTGGCTTGACCCGATACGAGACGGCGTTCCAAATCCTGCATAAATTGCGGGCCGGTATGGTCCGCCCCGACCGTGACGCCATCGGCGGCAATCTGGCGCGTGGCGATCATGTTGAGGTTGATGAAACGTGGATCGGCGGGGCTACCCGTGGCGAAGGTAAAGGCGTCCACGATCAAACGCTGGTTATTGGTGCGGTAGAAGTTCGCCAGCGCCCGCCTAAGAAGGGCGACAAGCCCGAACGGCGCGGCGGGCGCTACGCTGGCCGTCTGCGGTTGGTGCTCAGCGTCTTGGTCAAGAAAGCAGGGTAGCCGCATGACGCAACATAAAGCGTCTGTGTGTCTAAACCGGATAAGCACGGTTTGATAATATCCCAGGTTTCGCCCGTTTGGCTACGCTGTACTTAGGAGGCCACATTGTATAAATCGCACGTCCCCATAATCAATGGCGCCATGCGGCGCGACTTTCGCACGTTCAAGCGTGGCGTCATGTTCGCCATTCTATCGGCGCGCGTGCAATTCCCGCGCGTGCCCGATCAATGCGAGGAGCTGGCGAAAGAGGGTGCCAAGGCAAAATGCCTGTGGGGGCATAAATTCGGCGCCTATCAATACATCGAGGAGCATGGCGCCACGCTATGGCATGACGTTTGCAATACACGCGATCCAGAACAAGCGCTTTACATCCTAACCCGTATTCCGGGCCTTGGGATCGTAAAGGCCGCTTTCATCCTTCAGATGCTAGGCCATGACATCGCCTGCCTTGATGTACGCAACATTATTAGGGACGGGCGCGATCCCCGGGGCTTTGAAAGCCACAAGCATAGGGATACCCCGTACCGCAAGAAAATTGCGCGCTATGTAGAGGAGACGCGTGGCAAAGCGGAATTCTATTGGGATCGTTGGTGCGAGGAGGTAGCCAAGGACTACGGCAGCACGGCGGAACACATTAGCCGCGACCATGTTAACGCTATAGTGCGAAAGAGCTTGCGCGATCATGCGGAACCTGTCATGCCTACAAACGAAATTCCCTTTTAGAAAGAGGTGAGACCATGAACCTTTACGAAATTCTGCTACCAGTGCAGGATAATGCCCACAAGGATATGGCGGCCGCGCATGAATTGTTCCGCGCCTTTCTTGTGGATGAAAATGGCGGCTATTCCATGGGCCGCATACAATCGGGCGCATGGCGCGCCGGCAACGGCATGATCATGTATGACTACATGGTTCCGTATCGCGTGGCATGCGAGCCAAACGACTGGCGCAAGATCGTTGCGCGGGCTTTCGAGCTATGGCCGGATCAAGAGACCATCTTTCATGCCCGAATTGGCGAGGCCACCATTGAGGAACGGCCGGCGCCGATGGATCATGCGGCCTACAAGGAGAAATTCTATTATGACTAATCGGGATATTCTCTTAGAGCTGGGCTTGTGGAGCAGTGTCATTGGCTTTGCCGTGATCCTGCTATTCACCCATGCCCTGTAAGATCGACCACGATATTCCTGGGACGCTGCCGCGCGAATTGTGCCGGCATTGCTTTCCTGGCCTCAATGCTACGCCATATCGCAAGGCGCTTGACATCGCGCGCTCGCCCGTGATAGACGAGAAAGTGAAGCGGCGCCAAGAGCGGCGCGAGCGCAATCGAGTGAGACGGACATCCTAACCTGGAGGTGAAACCATGTTTCAAGCTTGGCTAGTGAAACGCCCGAAAGGGCGTGCGGTGCGGGTGACGGCTCAGTACTTTGTGATAGAGGCCGGCAATCTGATATTCCGCAATGCCGTTGCTGGGCGAGCGTATCCCGTTACGGTGCGTGTGTTCGCATTTAAACAATGGTGCGAAGTGGAAAAAGTGTTGTGAAAGCAATCGGCGGAATGGATAGCTGGCAGTGGCGGCTCCTGGAATTGAAAGACCAGGATAGCCGCCAGTGCTGCGCGATCATTCGCTCTTCACTCCACAACAACGGAGTGGGAGCACACACTTTTCCGCGCTACGCTTACGATGCGGCGATCATAACGGAGCAAGGGGACGTAATGGCCCGCTGCGCGGTAAAACAAGGCGATCCATTCACGGTGGCATACCTTGGCCCGATCAAACCTTTGATTGACAAGTTCCGCGATCTATGCGAGCGTATGAAATTGAGCGATGCCGAACGGCTGGAAGTGTTCCTTTGCTTCCGGCAATGGTTCCGCAAGGACTATCGTGCGACAAGTAACATGGAGGATGATTACAAAAATTGAAACGCAAATCGGTTTTCCATGAACGCTCGGAGTTGGTTGCGCTTATGGATCAGCGCTTCAAATCAGAGGGCTTAGGCACGGCCAAGCCCTATCACAAACCCGTTGAGGCGCCGGACGAGTGCGTGGTGTGGGCCTATGCCGAGGCCAATCGCTCGGACCCATTCGCGGCCGGCCGTATTCGTCTTTACCTGAAGCAAGGATATGTCCTTGGATCGGAGATCAAATGAGAAAGCACGAATTCGGCTTTGTTCAATATAACTACGATGAATGCTGGTGCGAAGTCCGGTATGGGTTGGCATGGGCAATGGATGATCCATTTTCAACCTGGATCGTTCCCGGCACCTATCAGGAATTTTGAGCCATGATCAAAGAAGACGCCCGCAAGCTGATTGAGTACAAGCGGAACCTGGCGGTCGTGGCCGGCAAGCGGCGCGACTTCTGGCGCCGGGCATTTTTCAAATTGCTAAAACCGCGACCGATCAAAGCCAAGTGATTTGCAGACTTGATCGGCGTAGCGATGGAAGGCGGCATTGTGTTCACCTCCACGGCCCATTTTAGGATGACAGAAAAGGTGTACATGGACCATTTCATGGGCTACAGTTTCCATCAGCGTAGCAGCTGTACCGATCCAATGGGAACTAAAGGTCAGAGTGAAATTGTGCGGCCGGTGGTGCGTGCAGGTGCCATAGCATGTTCTGTCCTTGCCCACCTTAAATTTTACGTCTTCGGCCGCGGGGAGGTTCCAGCGGCTGAAGGGCTCACATTCGTCGAGCATGGCGTAGGCGGCCCGTAGGATGGCGGGAGAAAGCTTCATGGGTTGACAGTCCTATGGGCTAGGCGTAAGGTGCCATCCTAGACTGTGGAGGTTGTCCCTGTCAACTAAATCAAAAATGGGCCCATATAGGCGGGCTTGGCGTCAAGCCAATCCTGCGATCACTGCGCGTATGCGGGCGCAACAAGCGGCCTATCGGGCGAAGCCGGAAGTTAAGGCACGGGCGAGATATTATGAAGCGCAGCCAGAGGCCATAGCTCGAAGGATTGCATCAAAGGTTGGAATGTTTATCGAGGTGCCCAATAGACCACGGCCGGATTGGTGTGAATGCTGTGGCGACTTCGCAGGAGAAGTTTTGCATTTTGATCATTGTCACAATAGTGGGCGATTTCGAGGGTGGTGTTGTCGGGCTTGCAATACTGGCGTCGGTATTATGGACAATCCTGCCCGTTTGCGGTTGCGGGCTTTGTATGTAGAGCGCCCTTTTCAAAGTGGCCCGATTAAGTGGGTTCCCGATGCAAAGTGAACTCCATCAAGCCGCACTTGAGTACATGGCCAAGGGCTGGCCTTTGATACCTATTTTGCCAGGGCAGAAAAAACCGTTACGAGTTGGGTGGCAGAAGCCTGAAAACAAACTGAACACGGTTGAGGATGTTGAGGCTCTTTACGCGGATGGGATTGACTATAATCTTGGCCTGGAGCCTGAAGACGTTGGTCTTTGCGTGGTCGATGCTGACTTTCATCATGAAGGGGCCACCGAAAATTTGGCTGCCCTCAATCTTCCTGACACATTTGTAGTGCAAACTCCGAGAGGCGGGGAGCATCACTACTTCCAAGGCTCTCTGGCCAGCACGGCTGGCAAGTTGGCGGAATATGTGGATACCAGAGGGTACGGCGGATTTGTGGTTATCGCGCCGTCGATTGTTGATGGGAAAAAATATGCAGTCAAGCACGAGCGTCCCTACGCTGTCATCCCTATTGAGTGCGAGGCTCGACTTGCGCCGCGCCATGTCAGCGCAAGCGTCAGTGTTAACTTCGAACCCGACTTACCAGGAAACATCGCAAGGGCAATCTCTTATCTACGCGATTGCGTCGAGCGAGGAGTTGTTGCAAACGCAGGACACGGAGGACATGATCTTTGCTACCGCTCTGCTGCGGTCTTGGTCCGTGATCTGGGCCTCTCCCCGGGGACCGCGACTGCACTGATGCTGGAGCATTGGTATCCCCATTGCACTCCCAACACTGATGAAAATTTTGTTCGTGAACGAGTAGAGAGTTGCGTCACCAGTGGGCAAAATCCCATCGGGTCTGACGCGACTGCGCCGGCTGCGGAAACATTTGCGGGTCTCAACCTCCCTGCAGCGTCTCCACCGCAGCCGGCGCAGCGTTCGCCCTATTACGCCCTCGGCACAGTCGATCAGCTCGACCTGCCCGACCCAGAGTGGTTAGTCAAAGATGTCCTCCCCGCCCGGCAAATCGTCCTCCTCTCAGCGACAAAAGGCCAATTCAAAACCTTCCTCGCCCTCGACCTCGGGCTTGGTGTCGCTACTGGAAAACATACCTTCGGCGTTGCACCTGAACATCGGGGGCTCGTCTTTTATGGTGACCACGAAAGTATGGAGGGTATTGCCAAGTTTCATCGCCCCGCCTGGCACTCAAGTAATAACCTTGGCTCGCGGGACGAAACTGGTTTTTTTCTCATGCCAGGACCCCGCATCGCACGCGAAGAGGAGCAACAATTATGGGAAGCGCAAATAGCCTACCGCCAGGAGATCGAGAAGCGGCCAGTCCGGCTGATAATCCTGGACACTTACAGCAAGTGCATGGCTGGACTAGACGAGAACGATCCGAACGACGCGCAGAAATTCATCGACTTCTGCAAGAAACTGATCGACAAGTACGGCTGTACGGTTCTAGTTCTGGCCCATGTGGGCAAGGATGCCTCCCGGGGCACCCGGGGGTCTTCAGCTCTGCCGTATGGGGTTGATAGTCTGCTGCGGGTCAATCGGGAGGGCAAGACCCTCCACGTCAAGCTGTGGGTTGAGAACCACCGATCGGCGCCCGAGCGCGCCCGCCCGTTCTCCTTCACAGGGCACCTGGTCGAGCGGTCGATCGTATTCAAGCTGGCCAGCGCCGACGAAGAAGCGGCGATGGAGGTGGATGAATTTGCCTCTACGCGCGTCGTGGGTGCGTTGCGCGCCCTGGGGGCAGTGGATGATGCCCATAGAGTATTGACCAAGCCCCTGGCTCAAACCATGACATTACGTCAGGGGGAAGAGGGGGATGAACGATATGATGCTCGCGTGGCGCACACGGACATGACGTTGCGCCGGCTGGCCCGTACCAAGCTGAAAGGGCTATGTTTCGGTGCCGGCCAGAAATTGATGTGGGCATTGCCGAAGGAGGACGCATGAGTGCAGGATTGATCGGGCTAACCGGCGTGATTTATCTGGGAGTGATGGTCTCTGAATTTAGGGCTGGACATCTTGGCATGTCCCTCGTATTCTTTGGCTACGCCCTGGCGAACCTGGGGCTGCTTTTTGCATTACAATGACTGGAGGCTACCATGATCGAAGTAGGAACACGGCTGTGGAACAATGAGACTGGGGTCACCGTGACGGTGGTCAGAACGGAAGGGTGGCTTAATGACACACCAGGGGTGAAGTGGGTGTACTACGTCACACCCGCCATTGGCACCCGCGGCGGGCGTCTGATCCGCATTGCGGCTGATCGTATCTTCCCCGTGCCGGCTGACGGGCGGCCTCGCAAGCGTGGCTATACAGTCGTACTCTGATGTATAAACGCAAGCGCACCTCCGCAGTGATCGCAGCCCAACGGAAGCATCGGGCCAAGCCTGACCGTAGGGCGCGAGCCATTGCATATACTACCAAGCGTCCTGTGGAAATCCCGAACCGACCTCGGCCAGATTGGTGTGAATGTTGTGGGGACTTTGCAAAAAAAACTTTGTCCCTCGACCATTGTCATATTACCGGGCGGTTTCGGGGCTGGTGTTGCAGTGGGTGCAATACCGGGCACGGCCTGGCTGACCACCCCCATAAGCTTCGGGCTCGCCTGGTTTATTTGGAGCGCCCGTTTCTTCCCGGACCCATTAAATGGGCTTACCCAACCGGCTGGCCTCAGCTGTGAAGCTGGACTGGAACAAATCGAACGATACCTTCGTTGTGAAGGTGCCGCGCGGCGCTGATCTCAATGCGCTCATGCGAGAGCATGGCCTTGATTTCAGTGCCTCGGCATCGACCACCAAGGAAGCGGTCCTCTTCACCCGCGACCAATACGCTGCGGCTACGTTTGCGGAATTTGCAAGCCAGGATGCGCTATTACGCCTGGCACCCATCCTATTCGAGATCGGCGAGAGCTGGCGGAGTACGAGTAATGCCCATATTTCTGTCCCGGCTGACCGCGAACTTTGGCCGTTTCAAAAATCTAACGTGGAGTATGCCTTACGGCGCCGCAATACGCTTATCGGGGACGTTCCGGGGTTGGGAAAAACGCCTACATCTATCGCGTTTTGCAATGAGGTACAGGCGAAAAAGGTTCTGGTCATCTGTCCAGCCAATATCCGCCTCCAGTGGCACAAGCGCATCCAAGAGTGGACCACAATGCCCTACCCCGCCAACAAGTCCATCTATCCCATCTTGAAAAGTTCCAACGGCACAAATCCTCTTGCATCCTGGAATATAGTGAGTTACGACTTAGCCCGCACGCCGGCCATCGGGTCGGCACTGGCGCGGGAGCACTACGATGTACTCATCCTCGATGAACCTCACTACCTTAAAGAGACTGATGCGCAACGAACGCGGGCTATATTTGGAGGCGGACCACGGCTTTTTCCTCCATTGGCCGAACGGGCAGAGCGCATACTTGGCCTCACTGGAACACCCCTTCCAAATCGGCCACGCGAGGCCTACACCCTCGCACGGGGCCTATGCTGGGATAGTATTGACTGGGCTTCGGAAGACAAGTTCCGCCATCGCTATAACCCCTCGCAACGGGGGGTCACGGATGAAGGCAAGCTTTACATTGATGAAAGAAGCGGCAGGCACGCGGAGCTGCAAAATCGCCTGCGCTCTTGGTTCATGTGCCGCCATGAAAAACATGGCCCGCGTGGTGTAATGAAGCAACTGCATATGCCCATCTATGACTTGATCCAAGTGGAGGAAACCCGTGCCATCAAGCAAGCGCTGCAAGCCGAAAGCCTCCTCGACATCGACCCTGAAAAACTCGAAGGGGCGGATGCTACTATGTTGGGTCATATCGCGGTCGTTCGCCGGCTCATGGGCATTGCCTTGGCACCCCAAGTCGCGGATTACGTTGAGATGCTGCTTGACGGTGGCGAAGAGAAGCTGGTACTCTTCGCCTGGCATATCGAGGTGATGAACATTCTGGAGGCCAGGCTAGGTAAGCACGGACTGGTCCGCATGGACGGCCGCACTAGCGCCGCCAAGAAGGATCGCCTGGTCAAGGAGTTCATCGCGGACCCGAGGATCAAGATTGCCCTGGGCAATACTTTAACGATGGGGACCGGAACCGATGGCCTCCAAGAAGTTTGTAATCATGCTCTTATTGGTGAGCCCGATTGGGTTCACGGTAATAACCTGCAGTGTTTTGATCGCCTTGATCGTGGAGGCCAGCGTGATCAAGTTCAGGGGGACATCTTTGTGGCCCCCGGCTCCATTGCAGAAAAAATACTTGCATCTGCTCTCCGCAAAGGGCAGACTACTCACAAGGCCCTGGACGCGCAGTATGGAGATGAAAAATGATTGAAGCCCTTAGCAGATTGTGTCATCTTTTCAGAACATGGAACGTGGACATCGACGACCTGGAAATTCGGTTTATCTTTAAAAAAGCGACCGCTGCCTATGCTGCGAAAGAGCATCTGCGAAAGGAAACCGCACCCATGACCATGTATATAGCGGGGCCTAATTTTACCGGCACTCAGATACTCGGCATTCGCCTGCGCTTCCAGTGGGAAGAGCGCAAAGTAACAACGGGTGAAGCATGACCGCTCGCCAATCCACTCTCATTCTCGTTACCGAAGGGGTCGCGCAGCAGACCCGGAAGCAGGGCAAACATTTCACCCTTGGGTCTGTTTACACACTGGCCAATAAAGGCCGTGCTTATTGGATGCCTCGGGAAGATTGGCCAATTGAGAGCCGGCCAGTGCCGAAGCGCCTGCCCTCCCACATGATCCCGCTGCATCTCCCGATGAAAGAGAGTAGCCCACCACATCGGGTCATCATGGCCGGCTTCACTAGAGGAAAAGGATTTCGCACTGCTTGACATTGGTAGCGGACAGTGTATAGCAGGCGGGAAGGGCTGGCCTCATGGGAGGCATCGGTGCCAAGGTGCAAAGGTCTTAGCGGGCCAACGCAACGAGGGCAACACTGATAAAACAGCCGGCGCGTGACGGCTGACTGGGCACCACCCAGCGGCCCTAATTAAACCTGGAGGTTACAAATGGCGCAGATTACTGGTGGAAGAGTTTCATTCAAGCGGCAGTTTCAGCCCGAGCAATACGGCTCTCGCGGTGCGGAAGCTGAACTGACATTCGTGGTTGGTGAGGGCGAAGACTTGCTCAAGGCCAACGAGTGGTTCGATCGGTGTGGCAAGCTGGCACAAGAGAAGGTGATGGAGCTGGTCTATGCCAAGGCGCCGGCTGGTGCCAAGGCGGTAGTGGCTGATCTGCCACCCGGAACGAAACTGATCCCGACCCCCGCTCTGCAGCACGCGGACCCAACCGTGAGGGTGCTAGGCGCCCTGGTGGTGGAGGCCGACAAGGCCGAGACCAAGGAGCAAGCTGCGGCCAAGATGAATGCCAAGGAGGTCGGCCCCGGCAGTGTGGACATCAAGGCCAAGGCGAAGGCGGCCAAGGCCCTGGCGGCAATCCAGGCGAAGATCGTTGACGCCAAGCCGGCGAACCCGGACGACCCGTTTGCGCCTGCGGCGATCAGCACGGGCGAGCCCCGCGTTGATCCTGACGATCTCACCGAGCTGATGGGAGGCTCGCCTAGTCCTGCCCCCGTGGCTCTTACGCCCAAGGATTGCAAAGATGCCGTCATCAAGAAGATGGCTGCCATCAATAATCCAAAGGCTATCAAAGTGGTGATCGGGAAGTATGTCTCCCTGCCACAGACTATCACGGACATTCCCGTTGACAAGCGGGCGGCGTTCGTGGCAGAGATTGGTGCCCTGAAGTAGGGGCTGGTGCGCTCGGTGCAGACTTGGGCACGTCTTTAAAAGGCCCATCAAATTGAAAGGAGACCACTATGAACACAGAGATTAGACCAGCCCACAGCCCACTAGGGGCGTCGGGTGCCGAGAGGTGGATGAATTGTCCCGGTAGCGTGGCGTTGCTGAAGGATTTGCATATCGAGGAAGACAGCGATGAGCCCGAATATCGGTCTCTTGGCACCTCGGCCCACAAGTTGGCGGACGAATGCTTGAAGACCAGCCGTGATGCTTGGGAACTGATCAATGTTGAGATGGGTAAGCATCCCGTGGATGGCCCGATGTCTTCGGCCGTCCAAGTGTACCTGGACGAGATCGCGCGCATCAAGGCCGAGAACCCTGGAGGAAAGGAGTATCATGAGTATGGCATCGACGCTCCTGACTTTCATCCCGACTTTTATGGTACTCTTGATTGGGGCTACGTGGTTGGTTCGAAGATGTGGATCAGGGACTACAAGCACGGCGAAGGTGTTGCCGTGGAAGTCGAGAACAATCCTCAGATTATGTATTATGCGTTTGGATTGTTGCGGCATCATCCAGAGGTGGCGACTGTCGATCTGGGCATTGTGCAACCCCGCATCGTATACCTGGACCCAGTTCGGACCTGGGAGACAGCAGCAGACACGATACGCACCTGGGCTGATCGGGAACTTCGTCCGGCTATGGAACGAACGGCCTTGGATGACGACTTGGACGCTGGCGCGTGGTGTCGTTTTTGTCCTGCGAAATTGGTTTGCCCGTTGATGCACAGCCTGTTCGGCGCCGCCATGCAGACCGACCCGAAGCAAGTGATTAACTTGACCCCCAATCTCTTCGGCAAGTCCTATCAATACCTGGCCCCGCTTGAAAGCTTTGTGAAAGCGTTCAAGGCCGAGGCGTTCAACCGGCTCAACCGCGGCGACAAGATTGCCGAGATCAAGCTGGTCGAGAAGAAAGCCGATCGGGTCTTCAAGGCCGATGCCGAGCAGGTCTTCGTTCCGAAGTACGGGAGTGAGGCCTACGTGGAGCGGGCTCTGAAGTCGCCCGCGCAGATGGAGAAGCTGGGCGAGGCTGCCAAGGAGCTGGTGAAGAGCTGGGCCTACAAACCCTCCACTGGGCTGACCGTGGCCCTGGCCACTGACCGACGCCCCGAGGTTATCAACACGAAGCCGAGCGAGACGTTCGTCGGCCTAGTTGACAACTCTGCTGGAACCGACTAGACCCTTCAAGCGTACTACCAACGATGAAACAACTAGCAACCAATGGAGCTACACATGCCCGATTTTGATCCTCGTTTTACCACCACCGAACTCGCTACCCTCCTCTGGCCGAAGGTGATCACACCGGAAGCCTACATCGACCCCAAGACCAAGAAGGCAAAGGGTGAACCGGCGTACACGACTGCGGTCATGTTCCCGGAAGCCAGTGCCGATCTCCGCGCCATCAAGGAACTGTCCATCCAGGTCATCAAGGACCAATGGCCGGGCCTCGACATCCGTGCGGCCAGGGCAGACAAGTCTCTGCATCTGCCGTGGAACACGGGCGAAGAAATGATCGCCAAGAAAACCAAGCGCCTGGAGGACCAGGGCAAGGAATATAATGGCGGCGATGACTACCAACTCGGCCACACCATCCTGAAGACCACCACCAAGCTGTCGCGGCCGGCACTCGCCGTGCTCTTGAACGGCAAGCTGGTCGATCTCTTGGATGACACCGCGATTGCTCTCCACAAGTCCAAGTTCTACTCGGGCGTCCAAGGCGCCGTTCAGATCAAGTTGAACGCGACCGAGGTGGAAGGCAAGAAGTTCGTGACGGCCTATCTGCAACAGGTTGTCTCGTCCGGCCAGGGTAAGCAGATCGGCGGCAAGCTCGCCTCTGAGACGTTCACCGGGTTCGCCGGCAAGGTGGTCGAGGAAGACCCGCAGGCAGGAATGGACGACGAAATTCCATTCTGATCGGATACTGCCTGGCTTATTACCGAGATGGGTTACTGCCCTGGAGGCTTGGTCTCCCCTCGGGCGAGTAGCCTTGGATGCCGGCGCCCATGCACCCTCACGGGCCGCTTCAAGCGCCGGCATTTCATTCTGGAGGATGAAATGAAAAAGCATTTCTGGGTATTGCACACCATTATTCCGGCCGGCACCGTCTACGGTCGCTCGCCGATGATGGATATGCTGCCGGACGTTCTTGCACACAATCATCGCCTGCTTGAAAAAGTGATTGAGTGGGAATGGTCGCGTCGTTTCTTAGAACTGCTCCTGCGATGAAATACTGGGTACTCCTCGATTTTGAAACTGCCAGCGCCACCGATCTGAAGAAGGCGGGCGCCTGGAAGTATTCCGAATGCCCCACCACTGAAATCCTGTGCCTCGGCTGGCAGCACCAGAAGGGGGCATCTGGTGTCTGGCATCCAGGAGAGAATGATCATCTCTTATGGCATCTGGCGCACGATCCCGACGCGATCCTAATCGCATTCAACGCCGCGTTCGAAAAGGCGATCTGGCGGAACATCATGGTGCCGGCCTTTGGGTTCCCTGACATCCCCAATGAGCGCTGGCATGACGTTCAGGCCGTCGCGGCCATGAAGGTGATCCCCCAGGACATGGGCGGCGCTGCCCAAGTGCTCGGGCTTGAGGAACAAAAGACCGACTTCGACATTAAGAAACTGTCACGGCCTTCGAAGGCTAGGAAAACCTTGGGAGAATACGACAGGTCGCCAGCAACCCTGGCGGAAGTGGATCGCTATTGTCTGCAGGACGTGGTGACCGAAGTTGAGATGCACAAGAAGCTGGGCTGGCTGCCCGCAGGCGAGCGCGAAGTCTGGTTGCTAAATCAGAAGGTCAACGAACGTGGCATACGAATTGACTTACCTTATGTCCGAAACGCTACGAGGATTGTGGCGGATGCTTCGGCGGTTCTGCTTGCAGAGTTTCGCGGCATAACAGGATTGGCGCCCACCCAAGGGGCCAAGTTCAAGGATTGGCTTCTCGATCGAGGGCTTCTCATTGCCAGTCTTGACAAGGAACACATCGCTGATATCCTCGGCACCGTAACTGTAGGAGATGAAGATGCCAGACAATATGCGGATGAAGACGTTGCCCATTTCCGGGTGGATATGCCTGCTGATGTCCGTAGGGTTTTGTCTATTCGTCAGTTGGTGGGCTCCTCTAGTATATCAAAGCTCGCACGGATGGAACAGTGCGTCTGTGAAGACGGCCGAGCACGTGGTCTCCTCCAGTATCATGGAACCGGCCCAGGCCGATCCGCTGGGCGCCTCCTCCAGCCTCACAACTTCCCAAAGCCGACCCTAAAAGAAGATGACGAGATCATCCCGGTCGAAAGGATCGTCGCTGCAATCATGTCGGGGAACAACCGCGTGGTTGAGGAAACAATCGGGCCAGCCATCGAAACGGTCGTGGGAGGCTTACGCCACGCCCTCGTACCGGAGAAAGAGAATACTTTCATCTCTGGAGACTACAGCGGCATCCAGGCTCGTCTTGTTCTGGCTCTGGCTGGCCAGCACGATAAGACGGCGCTCATGGCCTCGGGTGCCGATGTCTATTGTGATATGGCGGCGCAAATCTTCAAGCGGCCGATCGACAAGAAGAAAGACCCCTGGGAAAGGGGCATAGGCAAGAACAGCGTTCTCGGCCTCGGCTTCCAGATGGGGGCCCCAAAGTTCCAATTCAAATATGCCCAAGAGCAGACCCTGGAGTTCTGTACCGGAGTGGTACAGACCTATAGGACCGAATGGGCCCCAAAGGTGCCCGATGTCTGGTATGGCCTACAGAACGCCGCCAGGCGCGCTGTGTGGGATGGGGTGCCCCAAGAGGCCTATGGGGTGATCTACAAGCTGGAGGACGGCTGGCTGTCCGCCAGGCTGCCCTCTGGCCGGAAGATGTGGTACAGGAACCCCCGGAAGGGTATGTTCCCGATGCCCTGGGACGCCGACGACATCCGGCCGGGCTGGACCTATCAGGCCACCAAGGCTGGCCAGTGGAAGACCATCAAGGCCTTCGGCGGCCAGCTCACCGAGAACGTCATCATGGGCATGGAGCGGGACATCATGACCCACGCCCAGCTCCTGTGCGAGAAGGAGGGCCTGCCCGTGGTCCTGGAGGTTCATGATGAAATCCTGATCGAGCCACGCGCTGGTCAGGCGGACGAAAAGATGCTCAAACAAATTATGCTTGACGTGCAGCCATGGGTATGCGAGATCAAGGCCCCGATAGGCATCGACACCTGGATTGGAGATCGGTACAGAAAATGAACATCGAAAAAGTCACTCTCAAATTTCGGCGCTGGTCCTTTGATAAGTCGCGGTTCCATGCGGAACTTGTTGCTGTTCTGGAGAACGGCAACGAACTTGTTTCTAATCGCCTGTTTCTCCCTACGGAGCCTCTTGAGGCTTTCACGATGCTGATGCACGCTGAGGTGATGTTCCGATCATTGAAGAAGTGGGAGAACGAGCAGCTATGAACATCATTGCATTCGATCTGGGCGCCAACTTTGCGTGGGCCCGCAACAATCCGGGTAGCGCTGGCCATATCCTGTTTATGGGGATGCGGGCGCACCGGCAAGGGCAGCTTCTGGACTATCTGTCCACTCTTCTGAGCCGCGAGCCGACCGATTTGGTGGTATTCGAAACGCCCTTCGCCAGAGGGCGAGATGCAACCCGTTCGTTGTGGGGCAGTGCCGGCGTGATCGAGGCGGCTGCCTCTTTGGCTGGCCTTCCGGTTCTGGATGTTGCCGTGGCAACGATCAAGAAATTTGCCACGGGCAGTGGTAGTGCGCCGAAGTCCCTCATGATGCAGGCGGCCAAGAAGCTTTGGTATTGTGGGTGTGACGAACACGAAGCCGATGCCTGGTGTCTGATGAAGTACGCAGAGCAGAATGCGGAGAAGGTGACTTGAGCCCGTATAATTATGAGGTGCATCATCGGTATCAGATTTCGCCTAAAGGCATTGCTCGCCAGCGGCGTGCAGCGACTTCGCCAAAAGGGATTGAGAGCCGGCGCCGATCTAACAACTCTCCGAAAGGGCTGGCGATTAAGCAGCGATACAATGCCTCTCCTAAACGGGCAATCGTCAAGCGGAGGTATGATCAATCTCCTAAAGGTCGAGAATGTGCGCGGCGCGCTCGGGCCAAGCGCTTAGAGAAATATCGTGACGAAATCAATTTCAACCGAAGGACTAGAGCCTATGAACGCAAAGAAAACTGATAAAGACTTCCTCGCTGATGCTTTGGAGGAAAATCGCAAACAGCAGACCAAGCTGGTTCTGCAGCAACGCGAGATCGCCAAGTTGCACAAAGAGAATGACAGCGCCGAAAAGGTGCGGACGGAAATCTATGACCTGGCTGCAATGACCCCAGACCCCCCAACATGGATCAACCACCCCAAGATCGGGGCCCATACGGTCGGGGTGCCAATCACGCTCTGGTCCGATTTTCATTGGGGTGAACGAGTGATGGAGACCCAGGTGGGTGGCCGGAATAAGTTCAATATGGCCATTGCCCGCCAGCGCCTGAAACGGCTGGTGGACAGTACCCTTGACTTAACTCTCCGACATATGATAAAGCCGGTTTACCCAGGCATCGTGATCTGCCTTGGTGGCGACATGATTACTGGGGCCATCCACGAAGAGTTGGCCGAAACAAACGATGGCACCGTGCAGCAAGCGCTGCTCGATGTCCAAGAAAATTTAATCGCTGCCCTCACTTTGATGGCGGACAATTTTAAGAAAGTCTTTGTACCATGCGTAGTGGGGAACCATGCAAGAGATACGATCCGGCCGAGGTTCAAAAACGCGACGTTTCATAGTTATGAATGGAACCTTTACCATCAACTCAAAAGTTATTTCCGTGCTGACCCCCGTATTGAATTCCTCATTTCAGACGAAGTGGATGCCAATTTCACTGTCCTCGGGCATAAGTTCTTATTGTCCCACGGGGACAACCTGGGGGTTCAAGGGGGCGACGGGATTATTGGGGCAATTGGCCCGATTGCGCGTGGCACGTTCAAGCTTGGCCGCAGCACGCACTCGGTCGGGGAAGACTTCGACACGCTCCTGATCGGCCACTACCACACCTACATGCCTCGCGGTGATGCGATCCCTGTGGTGGCCAATGGCTGCTTGATCGGCTACAACGAATACGCTCACGTCAAGCTGCGGGTGCCGTACAGCCGGCCGAGCCAGGCTCTGTTCTTCATCCATCCCACGCGCGGGTTCACCGCCTCCTGGCCAATCTATCTGGATGATCTCCGCAAGGGCCATGACAAGAAAGCCTGGTGCGAGGTGCTCAAATGAAGAACTGGTATCTGGCTGGACCAATGAGAAATGTCCCTGACTCCAACTTCCCGGCCTTCGACTTTGCGGCTGAGAAGTTGCGGGAGGAGGGCTACACTGTCTTCTCGCCGGCTGACAATGACCGGGAGACTGATAACCAAGGGGCCTCCTTTGATATTCGCAGGGCCCTGCGGGACGACACTTCCTGGATATGCCGGCACGCAGATGCCGTTGCCTTGCTCCCTGGCTGGGAGAACAGCAAGGGCGCCAAGGCCGAGCTGGCCCTCGCGGAAGCGCTGGGGCTCACCGTAGTTGTTTTAGGAGCAGAATATGTCGAAAAGTGAGTGGACTGATTTTCCGACCACCAATCCCGAAGTTCATGGCCAGTATCTACCGACTGACAGTGCCGCCAGGAAGAAGGTGCCTCTTTGTACCGGGGTCCTTGATTACTTTCCGCTTGCCCTGGCTGCAGTGGCCGAGTTGTCCTACCAAGGCAATCAGAAGCATAATCCGGGTGAGCCACTTCATTGGGCGAGGGACAAGAGTGCGGACCATGCGGACTGCCTCCTTCGGCATCTGGTGGATCGGGGAAAGATGGATGGGCAGTCGCGGCATTCGACTGAGGTCGCCTGGCGGTCCCTTGCTATTCTCCAGCTTGAGCTGGAAGAAGCCGCTATAAAGGGGAAATGACGGTCGTTGCCACCAAGGTAGCGGCCGTCACTTTCGCAGTCTCAACCACAGCAACAGCATGAGCGGCTTGATGCCGGGCGAGTTCGAGCGCGGCAATCTCCGCTTGGGCGACGGCCTGCCTGGCGATCAGTTTGGCCAGGCGCTTCTCGCGGCACCGGTTTAGCCAATTCTGTATCCAATCCTGCACCGCTTGGTCATGATAAATCTGCAGTATGAAATAGATCAGTGAGGCCAGCGTGGCGATCGCCGGCAAGGCTCCTGCGAGCCCCGCAATTATGGTACTGACGGAGAGGGCGTCCCCGGTCCAATGTAAGGGAGATTTGTCAAACATTGGCCGAGGCTTACCTGGTTAGACGACCGCCTGGATGCCTTCAACGGTGATCGAGACCGTGACGGCGCTGGCTTGGCCAGTGAGATAATCGGCTGATGTCATCTTGAGGCGGCCGTACCAATCGTAGACACCGTTCGCAGCGATGGGCTGCGCGGTGAACAACGCGGAGGCGGCAGTCGAGACGCCCGTGGTGCCAAGATGCAAGTCGAACGTGGCCGGCGTAGCGGCAGTGTTGACGATATGGATATGGGTGATCACATCGAAGATCAGCGATGAAGCTTGATTGTAGATGTTGACCACGCCGCCCGTGGCAAACGCGGCGGGACCATACGTGCGTACAATTTTGTCAGCCATGGGTGCTTATTCCTTTTTCGGTTTCAGTATAGGGGGTTTCGGGTGCTGGGTCAACTGATCATTGATTTGGCGTTGTAGGGTCTGCACTACGGCCGCCACGCGGCCAAATGGGGCCGCGGAGAGGGCTTCGCTGATCACTTGCAGGTCTTGGTCGGTGAGGTCAAATTTCATGATCGTTCTCCAGGGTTACCAACATGGGATGTAGCGGATAGTACCAGCAGCATTCTTGAATGTAAACCACTCTTGGATTGCAGTGTGGGCGCCCGTGGGGCCAGCCGCCGCGGTCATCACGCAGGCGACCGCAGCATCGGCTACCGTAGGATGCCACATATAAGTACCGACGACTAAAGCACCCGCGACCCCAACGCCGCCCGCAACCGTGAGGGCACCAGTCGTAGTGGAAGTCGAGGCGGTGGTTGGATGGAAGACCGCGCCAGTCATAGTGAAGTCCGCAACGCCAGTGGTACCGGCATAAAAGTGAACTTGGGCTCCTACGATATACATCCCGAGATCGCCCAAGGCGCCCCCGGCTAGTCCCATCATCCCGGAGAGAGTTGTGACACCATTAAAAGTCACACACCCATACGTTGTGTTGGATGAAACAGGGGCAAAGATGACCGGGTTCGTGGTGCCACCGCCGAGACCAAGATACAGGGAGCCCCCGGCTCCGATACCGCCCCCGATCGTTAGTGCGCCGGTCGTAGTGGAAGTTGAAGCAGTGGTCGTGGCCAGATGCACGATGCCGCCAGCCGGACATAGCCATAAATCATTATAGCCTGTGCCACTGATGTAGGGTTGGATAAAGCCAACATTCTCTGTCGTTGCAAAGCCTACCGCCATTGTTT